TCGTTATACAATAGCAGGTAATTTCCTTGTAACCCTGCAACGGACGAATAATCTGTGACTACTTTTAAATACAACGCATCGCCTAGTATTCTTTTTATCTCGTTGTTTTGAGCCATAAAGATAAAAGGTGATATAGTGTCGTTGTCAATGTTTGCATCAAAACCACTTAATTTTGAAATGCTAGATATATCTGTTAATAGTTTACTCATTTTCTGGTGGTGTTTTTGAAACAATTACTTTTTCCTGACCAAAATTCACAAAATCAATATCGCAGTTAGGATTAATTTTCTTAAATATCAAATTAAAATCGTCCAGCAATATCTCACGCAATGGATTAATAGTTCCTAGATAAAGAGAATCAGTCGCCATTGCTATTTCGTCAGCATTGCTGCTAAACCCGCTACTTCCTGGTCTTGAAAATAAAATGTTCATCGCTTGGTGCGCAGCCATTAACTTGAACTCCGCCGTCTCATCATAAGTTACAAACTGCTCATTACGGCCACGTGGCTCAATCGTATCAATTATGATTGCATCTTGTGGACCATCATTTAAGGAAATGATTACACCATCCCCATTTTTTGTGCCGATATAATCTTCCTTAACTTTTGTTTTTATTTGCTCGACCTCATCCTCCAATACCATCCCCGCATTATTGACGTTGATGATTGTTTTGCCTTGAAAGCCTCGCGTAATATGATTTACTGCATCATCAATTAACGCGCTTTCAATTTGCGCGCTTTTAAAACCGCTAAACCAATCAGGAAAAGGGAAAAAAGGCTCTGACGATAAAGTTTTTATATGAATTATTTCGATCGCATTTTCGTTTGTATGTCTGGAAAATTTAGGTACAAATGTTGGAACGAACTTTGTCTTGTCAGTATAATCGAATGAATACCAATAGCCCGTAACGTCCATGTAGTCAGAGCTTTTTTTATTGATGTCAATTTGCAAACCAACTCTAACAGTAGGTGTGTGCTTAATTTTAATCGGTTTGCCTGCGAGGTTAATGACCTGAGGAAATGCGCTTCCATCTCTCTTGAAGTCAAGGCAAATCAGTCGAAGATCAGCTTTACTAATAAAATCATGCGGATTTAAAGATCCACTTTTGTCAATTAATCCATCGCCTACAATGTAATTGACAATTGTCTTAATAATAAATGCGTTGGTCGGGCTGTCATCGTAAGAGTCGCGATACTTCTTAAAATTATTGTTATTCTCACCGTTTAAAGTATATTTCTGCGCTAAATTAGCCTTAGTAATGCCCTTTTCGTATGCTGAATGTTCGGTATATGATACTCTTTTATTGGCCATTTAGTTGTAGAATTTTGTATTTAAAATCTTAGAGTAGTTTTGCACACTTTCTGTTTCTCCTACTATTAAAATCTTGCCTAAAGATACTATTTTTTCGCTAATATTTTCAATTAAAGTGTAGCTAATTTTGTCGCCAATAGCTGATACTGGGAAAGTTGCAAAAGTAATCTTGTAATTTTCGTTGTCTAATAAGGTAACTGTTGCTATTATTTGGCTCGCCACCTTTGTGTTCTCGTTAATTAGCAAAAATCTAAGCTGCTTTGATAGGTCTAGAGCGTATCTAGGCACTATTTCAAATGATGGGATTGTGTTTTTTCGTAGTATGTCCATGTGTTAAATAAATGTTAAAAAATTATATATGTAGAATTATAGCGTATCTTTGACCCAACAAATAAAAACAATCGTTATGAAAACTTCAACACTATCAAAGAGAATTGAAAAATTAGAATTAAGAAAAAATACATTGGTTTACGGTATGATTAACAATATTTCAACTGGAGACGTTTTAAGACCTGTTTTCTCGCAGGGCAGCACTTGGAAACATTCTTCTTTAGTTGATAAGTCAAGAGAATTAATTAGTGCGCTAAATTTGCTTAAATTAAAATTTGAAATAGGAAACGACGCTCCTAGAGGTGGTCAAACTGGATATTTTGTAAAAATAATAACTAAGCTAAACTAAATTAAAAAACGCGCTGTAATGTACAGCGCGTTTTAATCACGCAATAAGTTCCTCCTTTAAACTATTGGCAATAATGCTGCATTGTATGCCGTTACTCCCGCTGGTGCTAAGGTGTAGGCTAAGTCTATTTCTTTTGAGTTAATTGTAACGGTAAAACCTTGCGAGTCTGATCCGCTTACTAATGTCATTACATCGCATCCGTTTAAAGACCCGAGTACACGAATAACTCCGTTGTAATCTTCAATAAAAATGGTTTTTAAAATGCCCGAATCTGTTTGAATTTCGTTTCTTAAAGTCAAATCATTACCCGGAATAAAAAAAGTATTTACGCCTACGTATTCGTTGGTTCGGGTTGCTTCATCAAAAGTTCCTGTCTCAATTAAATTATTTGCAGTTGCTCTAACCTCTACTCTAGCGATAGATGATGCGCCCATAATTGCAGGCAAGGCGACTACACCCGCTACCGTGTTTACAACTGGAGTTGATGCCAAAAATGGGGCAAAAGATACCGCTTTGATACCTTTCATCGGAGCCTTTCGGCTTATTAATCTTGATTTTGTGAGGCTCATAATTATAGTGCTTTTACGTAAATGTTTACGGTTGCTTTGTAAGAAACCGCTGCATTTGTTAAATAATTTGGATCATTAAAATTGCCCACTTCAACATTTGTTGTAAGTGCAATCAATTGTCCGTAAGTTGTTACCGTTGCTGTTGCTAAAAAGTCCAGAGCAATTATATCGACAATTTGCTTATTAATTCCGACTGTTGCATTGTTAAAGATAGCTAACATTGTAGCTTGTGGAGTTGCTGCTTCTACTGTTGTTTTTGGAATGCTTAACGTCACCGTTCTAACATATTCAAAATCATTAAAAGCGGCCACCGTTGGTCTTGTATATCCAGCAGGTATCTGTAATTCTGATAGGGAATTTAACGCCCCTAAATTTGAAATGGCCATATATTTTTTGTTTTAAAAGGGGTAATTTTCATACCCCTAATTAATATTATCCTCCATAAAGTACACCGTCAGGGTGTGACATTACAGTCGCATCTAGTGTATAAATTGTTCTAACAAACATTACATCACTATCATTCGCTACTTTTCCAGTCTCAAATGAAGCTACATCTGCCAAAGAATCAGTACTCATGAAGATCACTGAAGGTCTCTGAACGTATACAAATCCTGTTGGGAATGGAACAAATTCTATAACAACTCCATTGAATGAAATTACTTCCGCTTTTCCTGTTCCTGTCACTAAGAAGTTCACTTGTTGCGCTGCTCCCACTGCATTGTTCGCAGTCAATATTAATTGTCTGTGCTCGTAAGGCGCGTACATTACTGGTAATTCTACAGCTTCAAAACTCTCAGGCTTAATTTTTGCAAATATTTTTCCGTACTCAACAGCGATATTTCCAGCCGTAAAAGTTGTTCCTGCTACCTTAATGTAGGCTCCCAATGCTGTTTCGTCATATAAAACTCTAGAAAGAACACCATCTACTCCTGCTGGATCAGCTGTATATCCTGCTACTGCTGCTTTTGCTGACGCAGAAATACTACCTTGTCCAGCTCCAGCTGTTAATCCCGCGATTGATGCCTGAGCACCTGCAGAAAATGCCGACCAGAATTTCAATTGTGCATCTTGTGACGTCTTTGGGCCTGTTAATTGTAGAACCTGAGTATTAAACTCGTTGCTGTCAATGTTAAAAGCTCCAGCTGCCATGTCCTTATTAAAACGAGACTGTCTTAACGCTTCCATTTTAAACGTGTACTTGTACTCGATTTTTTTAGGATTAGCGACGCGGTCTCTTAATACTGGACCACCGCTTGACGCTAACGCTTCCCCTGTATAGGCCTGACCTACTACATTTACGGATGTTTCCGTAATAATTGTCGATGCTTTTACGTCATCGGCAAAGTTTACGATACCTTTTTCAACCGTTTTGTTGGCGAAAAAGATTTCTTGAATAATTGGTGAGACTGCTTGTCCCCTAAGTGCTACTGGGCTGTAAGTTAATGCCATAGTTATTTAATTTATTTGTTTTTTCTGTCTCTGTATCTTTCTAACGCGCTCATTTCTTCAACGTTTTTTCCGTCAGAAGTTGCTTTTAATCCCTTCTTTAACTCTTCTGTCATTTCAATTGATACCTTTTTAATGGCAGCATTTTCTTTTGACATCATAGTGTTACCTTCTTTTAATGATACAATTTGCGCCTTCAAATCATT